AGGCTAAAGCTGACACCAAACGTGCTACAGCATCTCGTGTAACATCTGACATGTCAGGAGCACCTAAGACTAAATCTTACAAGATTAAGAAGGGTGATACTCTGAGTGCATTGGCTAAGAAGTATGGCACTTCTGTAAAAACAATTATGAATCTTAATGAAGGCATCAAGGATGCTGACAAGATTTATGCAGGTCGTACAATTAAGCTACCATCGGAGAAGTAACATGGCGGAGCCAATGGCAACAAAAGCAGAACTTACGCAGCTACGTAAGCGTGGTATGGAAGTTACCCCAAAGAACCTTCGTATTATTCGTATTATGATGGAGCAGGATAAAAAGAATAATAAAATTCCACCACAGAAGCCATCGGGTGGTATGAGCAAGAAAAACATTTCTAAACGCTCTGAACCTACTGGTATGGCAAAAGGTGGCATGGTTAAGAAGAAATACTCCAACTGTGGTGCTTCTGTACCTGCTTCACGTAAGAGTAAGTAAGGAGTAGGCAGTGGCATTTAAAAAACCTACACGTATTATAACGTACAGTGTTTCTGCACAGACAGCAGATCAGGAGGAGGTGTTGTACACTTGCCCTGCAAATTGTCGTGCTATGATGTCGCTGCTATTCTTTTCTAACGCTAACGGTAACACTACTGTAGATGTTAATTGGTATAGAGAGAATGGCACTAAACATGTTCATATCGTTGGTGGTAAGAATATGATTAGCGGTGAGTTTGTACAGTTTAGTGATGGCATCATAGTGTTTGAGCCGGGTGATTATATGACTGTAACACCTAGCGGCAACACCACTCCGCACATTGATGCAATGTGTACAGTAGAAGAAGTATTCATTCCAGTAGGATAGGGTAATGGCAAGAGAGTTAACAGATAAGCAAAAGACGTTCCTTGCTGTTCTATTTGAAGAGGCAGCAGGTAATCCTGTACGGGCTAAAGAGTTGGCAGGGTATGCATCCTCCTACTCAACTACAGAAGTTGTGGCTTCACTTAAAGAAGAGATTCTTGAAGCATCCTCTATGTACTTAGCTCGTAATGCTCCACGAGCAGCTATGGCTATGGTGGGTGCAATTAATGATCCAACAGAGTTGGGTATTAAAGAGAAGATGAACGCTGCCAAAGAAATTATGGACAGGGTTGGACTTGTTAAAACTGATAAAGTACAAGTAGAGAGTAGTGGTGGGGTTATGTTGCTTCCACCTAAAAATGCTGAATGAGTAGAGATATAGGTAAATGGATTTTACCGCAGCCTGATATAGAAGAAGACATATATCTTTCTATTCCAAGGCTAGCTAGGGTTGTACCTTTTGGATATAAGGTGGATGAAAACGACCCTGATGTACTGCAACCAATCCCTATGGAACTGAAGGCACTAGAGAAGGCCAAGGTTCATTTAAAGCAGTACAGTTATCGGGAGGTGGCTAATTGGTTGTCTGCACATACAGGCAGACGTATCTCCCACATGGGATTGAAAAAGAGGATTGAGAGTGAAATCTCCTACAAGCGCAGAGCTGCAGCTATCCGTATCTGGGCCGAAAAACTTGCGAAAGCAATCAAGAAAGCGGAAGAGTACGAAACCCAAAGGGTCGGGGCAAAAGCAACCTGCAAAGAAACAACCAGCGATACTTGAAGTAGAGGGCACCACTACAGTTGGTAACAATACACCTGTAGAGGAATTGAATGTTATATTCAAGCCTAATGCTGGCCCTCAATCAGACTTTCTAGCAGCAGGTGAACGTGAAGTACTATACGGTGGTGCTGCGGGTGGCGGTAAGTCATATGCGATGCTTGCAGATCCTATACGTTTTATGGGTCATCCCGCTTTCTCTGGCCTTCTCCTTCGTCATACGAATGAGGAGTTGAGGGAACTTGTATGGAAGAGTCAGGAACTCTACCCGAAAATCTGGCCGGGTATTAAATGGTCAGAGAGGAAGATGCAATGGACTGCGCCTAGTGGCGCACGTTTGTGGTTCTCCTACCTTGACAGAGATGACGATGTGTTGCGCTATCAGGGTCAGGCATTTAGTTGGATTGGGTTTGACGAATTAACACAGTGGCACACTCCATTCGCATGGAACTATATGCGCTCTCGTCTACGTAGTACAGCTACTGATCTACCCGTATATATGCGAGCAACCACTAACCCCGGTGGTCCCGGACATGCTTGGGTTAAGAAGATGTTCATTGATCCTGCTAAAGCAGGGCAAGCATTTGACGCTACAGATATAGATACAGGTAAGACCCTTACATTCCCTAAAGGGCATAAGCGAGAAGGGGAGCCGCTGTTTAAGCGTAGGTTTATACCTGCATTCTTGAACGATAACCCTCACCTTGCAGAAGCGGGTGACTATGAAGCAATGCTCCTATCACTACCAGAGATGCAGCGTAAGCAGCTACTTGAGGGTAGTTGGGATATTGCAGAAGGTGCAGCCTTCACAGAATTTGATAGAAGCAAGCATGTGGTAGAGCCATTCGATATACCGCATAACTGGGTTAAGTTTAGAGCTTGTGACTATGGTTATGGTAGTTGGACTGGTGTTATATGGTTTGCCGTTGCACCAGATGAACAATTGATTGTGTATAGAGAACTGTATGTCACTAAGGTGCTGGCTACAGACTTAGCTGACATGATTCTGGAATTGGAGCAGAATGATGGTAACATTCGGTACGGTGTATTGGACAGCTCTCTATGGCACAAGCGTGGAGATACTGGCCCAAGTTTGGCAGAACAGATGATTATGCGTGGATGCCGTTGGCGTCCATCAGATCGTAGTGCTGGCTCTCGTGTTGCAGGTAAGAACGAAATACACAGACGTTTGCAAGACGATGAATTTACAGGCAATCCTCGTATGGTTATATTTGATAACTGTACAAACCTAATTGCACAACTGCCAATAATACCGCTGGATAAAAAGAATCCAGAAGATATTGACACTAAAGCAGAAGACCACTTGTACGATGCATTGCGATACGGTATTATGTCACGACCTCGCTTTACATCGTGGGACTACGATCCTACGTCTTCAACACTTAACAGCCGCCAGCGTATCGCTGATCCTACCTTTGGCTATTAATAGGAAAATATAATGGAAGAAGACGATCTCATAATTGAAGACGGTGCTTTGTCACTAGAAGATGTTGACAGTTACTATGACGAAGATCCTGCTGCATTTGAGCTTCTGCGTTTTGTAGAAGAGAAATACAAACGTGCAGAGGATAGCCGTACTACAGACGAAGAACGTTGGCTTAAAGCCTACCGTAACTATCGTGGTATTTATGGTAGTGATGTTCAGTTCACAGAAGCTGAAAAGAGTAGGGTGTTTATTAAAGTCACTAAGACTAAAACACTAGCAGCATACGGGCAGATTGTTGATGTACTCTTTGCTAACAACCGTTTCCCTGTATCAATTGAACCAACTACTCTGCCTGAAGGTGTAGCCGAGAATGTACACTTCGATCCTAAAAAGCCAAAGGCTGAAGGAGAAGAGAGTGCATCTCAGGATATGGCAGAAACTGTCTTTGGTGTACCAGTAGCTGAGTTGCTAGGACCATTAGCAGATGAGCTACGTGATATAGAAGGTTTGGAAGAAGGTAATGGTGTAACTCCATCAGCAATGAACTTCTCTCCTGCAATGGTTGCAGCGAAGATGATGGAGAAGAAGATTATCGACCAGCTAGAAGAGAGTAGTGCTAGTAAGAAATTACGTAGCGTCTCTTTTGAATGTGCTCTATTTGGCACGGGTATTATGAAAGGCCCATTTGCTGTCGATAAAGAATACCCTAACTGGAATGATGAAGGGGAGTATGAACCTACAATAAAGACAGTTCCTACTGTATCTCATGTATCTTGTTGGAACTTCTACCCTGATCCAGATGCTACTAACATGGATGAAGCGCAGTATGTGATTGAGCGTCATAAGATGTCTCGTTCACAGATTCGTGCACTTAAGAAACGTCCATTCTTCCGTGGCGATGTAATTGATGAAATAGTAGAACAGGGCGAGCAGTACGACAAAAAGTACTGGGAAGATGATTTAGCAGACTATGATACTAGCTATGGCGTTGATCGCTTTGAGGTGTTGGAGTACTGGGGTGCTATTGAAACTGAAATGCTAGAAGATGCAGGCGTAGATATTCCAGAGGATCTTGAAGACTTTGGTGAATTGAACGCTAACATTTGGATTTGCAATGGTCGTGTACTACGTGTAGTACTAAACCCATTCAAACCTTCTCGCATTCCATACTACGCTGTACCATATGAATTGAACCCTTACGGCTTCTTTGGCGTAGGTATTGCTGAAAATATGGACGATACGCAGACGTTGATGAACGGCTTTATGCGTATGGCTGTAGACAATGCTGTGTTGTCAGGAAACCTACTCATTGAAGTGGATGAAACAAACCTAGTTCCCGGACAAGACTTATCTGTATATCCGGGTAAGGTGTTCCGTAGACAGGGTGGTGCTCCGGGGCAAGCTATCTTTGGTACTAAGTTCCCTAACGTAGCTGCAGAAAACCTACAGTTGTTTGATAAGGCTAGGGTATTAGCAGATGAATCTACAGGATTCCCTTCATTTGCACATGGACAAACTGGAGTCAGTGGCGTTGGTCGTACTGCTAGTGGCATCAGTATGCTTATGGGAGCTGCTCAGGGATCAATCAAATCCGTAATTAAGAATGTAGATGACTACTTGTTGCGTCCTCTAGGCGAAGCAATGTTTGCATTCAACATGCAGTTTGATTTTGATCCACGCATTAAAGGTGACTTAGAAGTTAAAGCACGTGGTACTGAATCGTTAATGGCTAATGAAGTTCGTAGTCAGCGTCTTATGCAGTTCTTGCAAGTTGCATCTAACCCAGCACTTGCACCATTTGCTAAGTTCCCATACATCATTCGTGAGATTGCGAAGAGTATGGATCTTGATCCTGAAAAAGTTACCAACAGCATTGAAGAAGCTGCACGTCAGGCTGAATTGTTCAAACAAGAACAGACACTTGATCCACAGCAAGCAGGTGCAATGGGTGGCGTACAGGATACCTCTGGTGGCGGTGGCGGTCAGATAGGCATGGGTACAGCACCAACTCCGGGTGAACAAGGCTTTACAGGGAATGAGCAGAGTGGACAAGAGCAAGCGCCAGCAGGCGGTCAGCCGCCTCAAACCCCTATGCAATAACAAACGTCAATGGGATGCACTCTTGGATTACCTTGAGTGCCACATTGATGAGCATAGGTTGACATTAGAGCAGAGTGACGATCCTACTAAAATGCATCGTGCACAGGGGGCTATCGCTGCTCTACGTAAGCTAAAGTATATGAGAGATGAGGCTAACTCAGTATGAAGACTGAAGAAAAAGATCCTGTAAGCGGCAATGAAGTACCTGTAGGTGCATTCCCCGAAGAAGTCAGAGATGATGTACCTGCTATGCTTAGTGAAGGGGAATTTGTATTACCTGCTGATGTAGTGCGATACATTGGCTTAGATAAGCTCATGCAGATGCGTGATGCAGCTAAAGCTGGATTGGCTGCTATGGACGAAGAGGGGCAGATTGGTGGTGAGCCTGTAGAAGATTCGTCTGAAGAAGATATGTCCGAAGATGTAGCTAAAGAACCACTAGAAATGGCTGTTGGTGGATTTGTTGCACCTGAGTATTTGGGCAAGAAACCTCCTGCATACCTAGCTCAGTCTGAACGTTTGTTTAAACCGCCTAAGCACTCTGTAATGCCTAAAGAAGGTGAGGCTATCTATGGAGGTGGTGAGCTTCCTGCTGCACAAGCCCCCTCTCCTACTGGTGATGTAGTACCTACCGTAGGTGGTGGTGCTCCCTCATATGCAATGAAGAAATACATTAACGCTGAAGGTAGCGTTATGTATGTTCCATTTATTAATGGAGAGCCGCAGATAGAAATACCCGAAGGCTATGAAGAGGTAAGCCGCTCTAAGGATATTAACAGGGAAGCTGAGAACATCAAGGATGGTGAGTCGGAAGATGTTAAAGTAGGTAGTGCAAGTGCAGGTACTGCCACTGTACAAGACACTAGTAGTGGTGGTGGTGACTCAGAACAACCTATTCAATACACAAGTGAGTCTAGCCGATTAGGTATGATGGCAGATGCACTAGGTGATCCTGAGTTAGAAAAACTTAGTAAAGAGTTGATGTGGGATGAATTGGGTAGGGGCATTAAGGAAGTAGGATCTTTGCTAATGCCGGGTGGCATTCTACGTAAAATCTTCGGAGAGGAAAGTGAACCTACCTACTCAGAAGCACAGAAGAAAGCCTACAACCATATTAAGGATACATATGGCTTAGATGATAGTGGTGCTAACGATATGCTAACTATGCTGCAGAGCACTTCTAGTGGTACTAAAGTAACTCGTAATGACATGAAAACTATGATGGACGAGTTGCAATCTAAGATAGGTGCTGTTGCTGAAGTAGAAGGGTGGTCTGCAGAAGAACAAAAAGCACAGATTATGCGAGCTGCACTTGGTTTAATGAATAGCCCTGATGGTAAAGCGGGTGTGCTAGGTGAAAAGCTTGGTAAGGGTATGGTGGACGTACCGAAAGAACTTTCATGGTGGGATAAACTTACTATGGATGATGCGGAAGAGCAGAAGTACAACACCGAGCGTGATGCATCTATAAAACAGAAGCAGCAGCAGCTAATTACAGATGTACAAGAAGGGCAGGAAGCTGCTAAGAAAGCTGCTAGATTGGCAGCGAAAGGCGATGTTAAATCTGTAGATGAGCTATTAGCTAAGGGAATGATACCACCTACTCAAGCTAGGCAGATTAAAGAAGATGCTAAGCGAGAAGCAGATAGACAAGCAGAAGCAGCTCGTATTGCTGAACAGAACCGCAAGGCTGCTGCTCGTGCTGCACAACTTAAAGCAGAGAAGGAAGCTGCTGCTCGTGCTGCCGCTGCTGCTCGTGCTGCTAAGACAAACCGTACTACAAACGTAGGTGGTGGATGGCAGAATAGTAGTAGTGGTGGTTATACTGCTTCTACTACAGGTGGAACTACTATTACATATGGTGCAGCATCTTCTACAGGCACTAACACAGCATCTACTATCTCTGGGGGTTCTGGACGTAGTGATGGCGGCTACGGATGGGCTAAAGGTGGTCTTGTAGCTAAACGTAAAAAGAAATCTAAAGATAAGTAATAATAATACTTGCAATAATAACATCTGAGGTGTACAATCTTCATTGTCGGTGCGGCAGGGTCAATGTATATAATCTATGTACATTCCCTCTGCACTTCCTTTCTGATTAACCTCATCAACAATTGGCTTACCTAACGCCCCCTATATTGGCTTACCGTTAGCCCCATTACAAAGGAAATATATTATGTCTGAACAGGCACAAGCTGTAGTACAACAAGCGAAAGTAGCTGGCTTTATGAAACGTGATACGTTTAAAGATAAGCTAGAACAAGAAGAGAAAGAATTAGAAGAACTTAAGAAGCAGAATGCTGCACCAGTAGAAGAGGAAGAAGATTCTAAACCTACTAATGCAGAAGAAGCTACATTTAAGAAACGCTATGGTGACTTGCGCAGGCACTCGCAGAAACAGCAGGAAGAGTTTGAATCTCGTATTAACGCATTAGAAGAGCAGCTTAAGCAAGCTACTGCTAATGAGATGCAGCTACCTAAGTCAGAAGATGAGATTGAAGCATGGGCTAAAGACTATCCAGACATTGCTGCTATCATTGAAACTATTGCTATTAAGAAAGCAAAAGAACAAGCTAATCAATACGAAGATAAGTTTAAGCAGATTGATGAGATGCGCTCTAATGCTCAGCGAGAAAAAGCTGAAGCAGAATTGCTACGTCTACATCCTGATCTTCCAGAGATTCAGGCTGATGATGCATTCCATGATTGGCTAGAAGATCAGTCTCCTCTGTTCCAATCTGCTGTATATGATAATGCTAATGATGCTAAGGCCGCAGCAGCCGTTATAACAGCTTATAAGGCAGAGATGGGTATCCGTACCAAGAAGTCTAAAAAAGCTGGCACAGAGGCTGCTAGGGACGTTCAGGCACGTTCTAGTCGTAGTGCTCCAGATGCTACGGAATCTAACGGTACAATCCGTGAAAGTCAGGTAGCTAAAATGTCTGGTGCTGAGTATGAGCGTAACGCTGAAGTAATTGCCGAAGCCATTCGTACTGGTAAATTTATTTACGATATGAGTGGTGGTGGTCGTTAATATTTATTTAAAATAAATGTTGACAAATCGCAAAGAGTGCTTATAACTATAGGCACTCTCAGTGGCCCTCTTCGGAGCAACCCACGCATGTTTTTGTTATTAAACGGAATTTGCAACAGGATGGTGGCCCCTGATAGTTGTAGAGGATGTTGGATAACGCCCTTCACAGTAACCCAATAGCACAGGCCGATTTTTGTACTAGCCATACAACTATCCACCCTGCTTAGCAGTTGGCCCTGTAGAAGTAATAGTACAAACTTATAACTACAGTGGAGCAGGAGTATGAATCATACCCTCCATGATTGTACGTTTTATAAGCTAGTACGCTTTCCTTTTATATGCCTAACTAACTAATCAAGGGGATTAATCATGGCATTTGCATCTGCTGGCGGTTGGACTAACCTGCCAAACGGTAACTTCTCACCAGTTATCTACTCTAAGCAAGCTCAGCTTGCATTCCGTAAAGCATCTACTGTAGCGGCTATCACCAACTCTGATTACTTTGGTGAAATCGCTAACATGGGTGATTCAGTTAAAATCATCAAAGAGCCAGAGATTTCTGTTTCTTCTTACGCACGTGGTACTGCTATCGCTGCGCAGGATATTGCTGACGCTGA